ATCTATCCGCGCACAGATGACTATGAGGAAAAGCGGGTGAGGGCTATTATTTGCCCACATTGCCTTTACGTATTCGGAGAATCGGATGTAGAAAACAACAATTACTCGTTCCGGAACGAAAGCTTGGTATAATTGGCTCATTAGTCTAATCGCATAAGGAGTGAAAATGATAGTTATATCAGACGAAATAATTGACTGGTTCGCAGAAATGTTCGAGGATGTTAGGGATAGACAGTTCGCAATCGGAGACGAGCTAATCGAAGTTGTAAAAACGACAGGAGATAAAGCAGGGACAATCAGCTACATTGCAGGCAAGTTAGGAATATCCGCCTCCACGCTTTACGACTATTATCGGGTTGCAAAACTCTGGAAACCAGAATATCGGTTCACTTATCAGGCTTTAGACTGGACAATCTATCGCAACGCAGACCCTAACGACCCAGAGGATAGAGCGCTTTTAGATAAATGTATTGATGAGGGATGGAGCTCGGTCAAATTCCGTGAGGAAAAGTATCCAGCATTGAAAGCTCCCAACACGATTATTGGAAAAATGATTGCGCTCGGCAAACGCATTTACGAGCAGGACACGCTGGATATTGAGCAAAGGGAAGCTATTCACAAAGCGATTGGGCTACTCGAAGAAGTCATGCGGGAGCTTGAAGTCGTAGAGTTTGCTGATGTCAAATTCTGAGCTTGAGGATTTGTTTGCACAGCAACTGGATGCGCTTGGGCTTACAGGCTATTTGCGCGAGTATCCAGCCGTGAAGGGGCGTAAATTCCGTTGGGACTTTTGCTGGAAAAGTGCACGGCTGTTGGTCGAGATCAATGGCGGGACTTTTACGAAAGGTGCGCATTCTACTGGCACGGGGATAAGGCGGGATTATGAGAAAAACAACCTTGCGCAACTTGCGGGCTGGCGTTGTCTGATGTTTGACGGCGAGATGGTCAGGTCTGGTGAGGCTGTTGAGATTGTGAGAAAGGCGTTGCAGGTTTAGCTTTGAAAGAAAGGAGGTTGGGAATGAATTTGCTTATTAATTGTAATGCAAAACAAATCCCTTTGGCGGATGGTAGCGTGCACTGTATCGTTACCAGTCCGCCTTACTATGGGCTAAGGGACTACGGAACTGCAAAGTGGGAAGGGGGCGACCCGAATTGCGAACATACGGTTGGAAGTGGTGATAATGACAATCTGAAAACGTATGTCACCCGGCCGGAGCGTGATGGCATAAAGCGTCAATATTGCCAAAAGTGTGGCGCCGTTCGCATCGACCAGCAAATCGGCTTAGAGCAGACTCCAGCAGAATATGTCAATGACATTGTGCAGGTGTTCCGAGAGGTGTGGCGGATACTGAGAGATGACGGGACGGTATGGCTGAATTTAGGTGATAGTTATAACGGCTCTGGTGGAGCTGGTGGCGATTATATAGAGGGTGGTTTGAAGGAAGGTCAGCCAAAATATCCAGGCCGCCACATAAATAATCTAAAGCCCAAAGACCTTATCGGCATCCCCTGGATGGTGGCATTTGCGTTGCGTGATGACGGCTGGTGGCTTAGGCAGGATATAATTTGGGCAAAGCCCAATCCGATGCCCGAAAGTGTCAAGGATAGATGCACAAAGGCTCACGAATACATATTTCTGCTAACCAAATCGCCGAAATATTATTATGATTACGAAGCAGTTTTAGAGCCTATTTCCGACAAATCATTAAAGCGTGCCGAGTACGGATGGGATTGCGACAGACCATCGACAAAAAATGCGAGTTTGGGTGGCGATGGCATCCATACTGAGAAAATGGGAGAGCGCTTTGTAAATCCAAAAGGCAGAAACAGGCGCTCAGTATGGACAATAACGACCAGTCCGTACAAAGGCGCTCATTATGCCACCTTCCCGCCAAAGCTTATTGAGCCGATGATATTAGCTGGATGCCCTGCTGGTGGGATTGTGTTGGACCCGTTTGTAGGCTCGGGTACAACAGTTATGGTAGCCAATCATCTTGGCAGAAAAGGCATTGGGCTTGATTTGAATTTCAAGTATCTTAAAGACAATGCAAAAGAACGGCTTGCTACTGTTCAGCCAATTATGTTTAATTAGGAGCTCAGAGTGAATGAAATTGCGCGTGAGATATTAGAGAAGCGTTCAGGAGAGCCGGCACGAGAGAAAGTCCGGCGTCTTTTTGGTAAGGGCGGTCTAACAGAAGACTACGCTCGTAAAATGCTTGCCGGGATGCGCCTTTACATTGAGAAAACAGAGGGGCTATCTGATAAAGTTAGAGGCGAAGACACAGTCAAATATTATCGGGACGGAACGCGCGAATATGTCCGGGATATAAGCTTATCGGATAACGAGGCTGCAGACCCGGCAACTGTTATGAGAAAAATGGGCTTTGACCCGCTGTTATGGGAGCTTATAGATTGCAAGTTGCGCAAGGGCAATTGGGATAGCACAATCAAAAACAATATCGGCGAGCCCGTTACAGTTACTAATTACAGTTACAGTGTGACGATCAAGGTCAAGCCGATTACCAATTCGCCATTGAGCCTTGAGGCGTTGACCGATGCCATTATGGCGATCAAAGTTCCACAGGTAAGTTTGCCAGAATATAGCGATAAAAAGGCTGGGAAGTATTTGTTCGAATTGCCGTGGATGGATTTTCATTTTGGCAAGCTGTCTTGGGGCAAAGAGACGGGTGATGCTGATTTTGACATTAAGATTGCTGGTCAGCTATTCAGGGACACAATCGATGAATTGATTAGAAAGGTAATGAGTTCAGGCTATGAAATAGCTCAAGTTTTGTTCCCAGTTGGTCAGGATTACTTCCACTTCGACAATCCTAAAGTCCAGACAACTGCGGGCACGCAGCTTGATTCGGATACCCGTTGGAAAAAGATGTATACCTGCGGGCTTGAGCTTTTAATTGAGACGATAGAGAAATTGAGGAAAATTGCCCCAGTGGCAATTCTCTGGGTCCCGGGAAATCACGATGAGGAGTTAAGTTATACAGCGGTGGTTGCCCTGAAACACATTTACGCCACGAATGATGATGTGAAAGTAGACGCTGGACCCGCCCCGAGAAAATACTTTCAGTGGGAAAAGAATTTAATCGGATTTGCTCACGGCAGAGATGAGGGCAAAAGATTGTCTGGTTTGATGCAAGTCGAAGCTCCAGACAAATGGGCAGCCTCTTATATCCGAGAAATGCATTTAGGTGACATCCACCACGACAAGCTAATCGAGGAAAGCGGAATCGAGTTCCGCTGGATGGGAACAGTGACGGCGGTTGATGCGTGGAGCAGCAAGATGGGCTATGTGTCAGCAACCCGTAAAGCCCAAGCGTTTGTGTGGTCTGATTATGGCATTGACGCCATATATCACAGCTATGTTAGAAAAGACATCCCAGAAAAAGCAGAGAGCCAGGAATGAACCCCAGCTCTCGCGCCCCGTCCCCTAAGGAGCGGGGGAGACTCTGACCCGCCTCGGTCCGCTGGCTACTTCTCATAAGCGCTTATGAGGTTGACTTACTCCAACTTCAGCTTGCGCAAAGCTTTGCTGGAATGCCTCGCGTGGCGGGTACTGTTAGAAGTATTATACTCTGTGTAAGAAATCTGTCAAGTGCTGATGTTTTAATAGCAGAGAATATCATATAAAAAGCCAGCTTTTTACGGCTGGCTCCAGAGGCAACTGCCTCCCACCTCCAGAATACTGGATTAATTAGATTATAGCAGCATTGTAAATATTTTACAAAGTGTGAGCAACTTTGAAAGTTTATGCTCGTTCCTTACATTTAGGATAATATACAAAAACTGTCTATTATCTTATATAGGCGGTTAATCAGGTAATAATCAATTAATACTGGAATTGTCGGTAGATAATTTAAATTATGCTAATCGTGTCTATCTTAGAGCCGGTGCCGAGAATTGCACTCGGGTTTTGCTGCCCACGAAGCAGCCGAACGCTTGCCACCGGCGTTGTAATAAGATAGCATATTTGCTAACATCTTGCAATGATGTGTTATAATGGCAATATGGCAGATAAAATTACTTGGTCAAACGAAAAGCGCAAATTATCCGAGTTAGTTCCGTGGGAGCGCAATCCGCGGCAAATTACAGATAAGCAGGCCAAACGGTTAGAGGAGAGCTTCGAGCAGTTCGGGCAAGTGGAAATTATCGCTATCGGTCCTGAAAATCAGATTTACAACGGTCATCAGCGCTTGAAAGTCCTGAGCCAGAAGTATGGCGCTGATTATGAGGTTGATGTTCGAGTTGCCTCACGGGCGTTGACTGAAAAGGAACGGGAGAAGCTGACGGTCTATCTGCATAAAGGCGCTGCAGGTGACTGGGATTACGACTTGCTGGCGAATGAGTTTGAGCTTGACGATTTGCTGGACTGGGGCTTTGATAAAAAGGAGCTTGACATTGACTTATGGGCTGGAGAAGCGCCAGAGGACGTTGAGCCACAGATTGATAAAGCAGAGGAGCTGCGCGAAAAGTGGGGCGTTGAGAGCGGGCAGTTGTGGAAGCTTGGTGAGCATCGGTTGATTTGCGGCGATTGCACGGACAGGGCGGTGGTTGAGCGGGTGATGGGGGGAGAGAAGGCTGAAACGCTGATTTTCGATCCTGAATGGGACGACATGCCCGCGGCGATAACGGGGTATAGCAGCGTGCTGGCATTTTGCGATGGTGCGACGCTGGGGGCTGTCGTTTCTCGTTACGGCGCGCCAGCCTGGGTTTTCGTCTGGGATTGCGTGTCATGTTGGTACACACCTAATCGCCCATTGCGGCGCATGAAGATTTGCGCGTGGTATGGCGACGTGACCAAATACCAGTTTGACGGGTGGCATTATGGCGATTCGGGAGAGGCGCGCGATGTGTGGAACACGCGGGGCGAATATCGTTTCATCCCAGACCCTCGCGGCAAACATCTGGCCGATGTGTTCAGCGCTCCTATTACGAAGTTGCACGCCGAATCCGAACATAATCACAGCAAGCCGATCGACTGGATAACGCTGCTCATTGCGAATTGCACGAACGGTACTGTTTACGACCCGTTTTCCGGCTCCGGAACAACCATCATAGCCTGTGAGCGTTTGGGGCGCAAGTGCCGCGCGGTCGAGATTTCGCCGGCTTACGTGGCGGTGGCGATCCAGCGGTGGGTGGATGTGACTGGTGGCGAGCCGGTGCTATTGACACTTTGACACTATTAAAGAGCAGGTATGGCAAACAATAACGGGTTGACGGCTGAAAAGATGATCGCGGCAATCGAGGAAGCTAAAGGCTTTGTCTCGAAGGCGTGTGACATCCTGCATTGCAGCCGCCAGCACTGGTACAAGAAGCTAAAGGAATACCCGACTGTTCAAGCAAAGGTGGATGAGATACGCGAGAAGCGCACCGATTATGTTGAAAGCAAGATGATGAAACTAATCGACGACTTGAATCCGACAATGATTATCTTCTACCTGAAAACGCAAGCTAAAGACAGAGGCTACGTTGAGCGTCAGGAAGTCACGGGTGCTGATGGTGGTAAAGTCCAGATTGAGTATGTGAATGACTGGCGTGGAGAAGAGTGACCGCATACGACTGCCTTATCCGCATCAAGGGCAAATACTGGTTCGTAAGGAAGCGAAGCGATTCAACTGGTTATCTGCTGGCAGGCGTTGGAGAAAGACGACATTAGCAATGGCAATTGCGGTTGAGAATGCGCGGGGTCATACTGCTGATGGTGTTGTAATGGATGAAGCTGCATACATACACCGGAAAGCTTGGAGCGAAGTATTGCGTCCGATGCTGATAGATACGAATGGCTGGGCATGGGGAATTGGTACGCCTTGTGGACGGAATTGGTACTGGGAAGAGCATGTTAAGGCTGCAGATGATCCTGATAGTATGGCGTGGCAAGTGCCAACGTTAGGTGTGCGGATGACTGATAAGGGGTTGGTGCGAGAGCCTAATCCTTATGAGAATCCAAATATTCCGTTCTCGGAAATTGAGAAGTTATTTTACAGTCAGCCGCGCCAGATATTCGAACAGGAAAATCTCGCGCAATTTGTGGAATTATCCGGCGGCGTATTCAGGCGGGTACAAGAGGCGGCTGTTTTAGAGCCAAGAGAGTATGAGGAAGGCAAGCAGTATATTGCAGGCGTTGACGTTGCGGCTTCGGTTGACTTTACTGTTGTATCGGTGCTGGACGCGGAATCAAAAGACCAAGTTTATCTCGATCGGTTCAACCGCGTGGATTATCCGGTGCTGATTGACCGATTAGAGGCTATTTATCACCGCTATCATTTGACCTCGATGGTGGTTGAGAGTAACAGCATCGGCAGACCAGTAATTGACGAGTTAGTAACGCGTGGCTTAAACATCGTACCTTTTACGAC